GAGGCTGTCAGCCTCTATGAGGAGAGCGGACGCACGGCACAGGACTGGCAACGACTCATGATTGAAAACATCATGGGCGTTAATGCTGACGGTTTATGGACGCATCAGAAATTCGGCTACGAAGTGCCCCGCCAAAACGGAAAGGGAGAAATCCTAGCCATGCGCGAATTGTGGGGAATTGTTAACGGTGAGCGCATCTGCCACACCGCACACAAGACAAGCACATCACACAGCGCGTTTATGCGTCTCACAAAGATTTTGACGGACGCAGGCTATGTGGAGACAGGGCGCAAGAAAAAAGGGCGCATCGATCCAGAAAAGGGCTTCAAATCAACAAAACAGTATGGCTTGGAACAGATTCTGATGCCGAACGGTGGATCAATCGTTTTCCGTACTCGAACAGAGGCAGGCGGTATTGGTGAATCTTTCGACCTCTTAGTCATTGACGAGGCGCAGGAATATACCGCGAGCCAACAGGGCGCGCTGATGTACACGATATCAGCATCGTCAAATCCGCAGACGATATTCTGCGGAACACCGCCTACGATGACATCAAAAGGTGACGTGTTTGTCGCATTGCGTAATAACGTTTTGGCAGGCAAGGCAATTGATACTGGCTGGGCGGAATGGAGCGTGTACGAACGCCCCAAAGACATTTTGAGCGTTGATTTATGGTACGCATCTAATCCTAGTTTAGGGACGATTCTGAGAGAACGCACGATCCGAAACGAGGATGTGTCAAACGTGTTGGATTTCACGATTCAGAGACTAGGTTATTGGTTTCGTTATGAATTAAAATCGGAGATTTCTGAAGCCGATTGGAACGCGCTGAAGGGCAATTCTGCTTTAAAGGGCAAATTGTATGCAGGCGTGAAATTCGGCGCAGACGGCGCAAATGTGGCGTTGTCGGTGGCTGTCAAAACGACTGATGAGAAAGTGTTTGTCGAGACATATGATTGCCGTAAACAGTCAGACGGTTTTGCATGGATTGTCGATTTTCTGAAACGCGCCAAAATCGCGAGTATCGTGATTGATGGCAAAGGAAAATCAACGCTCCTAGAATCAGCAATCAGAGACGAGTGCAAAAAAACGAACGTGATTATTCCCACATCGGCAGATGCGGTCACGGCATGCGCAGGCTTTCGGCAGGCAATTGATGACGGAACCATACAGCATGCAGAACAGCCGAGCGTAACGCAGGCGATTTCCAATTGCGAGAAACGCATGATAGGCACCAACGGCGCATTTATGTTTAGAAGCATAAAAGAAGGCGTTGAGGTGGCAATAGTAGAATCGTTGGCACTGGCGCACTGGGTGTGCGCGTCCTCAAAAGAAAAGCGAATACAAAAAATTGGTTATTAGGGTGCACTCCGCGCCCTTTTAATATCTACGCTACCAAGCGGTTAACATGGGAAGGAGAAAAAACATGGCTGAATTTAAATCAATCAATACACAGGAAGAATTTGACGAGCGCATCAAGGAACGAATCGAGCGCGCAGAGAAAAAAGCGCGGGAGGCTTTCAATGGGTGGATGTCACCGGAACAGCTGAAAGAGCATGATGCGCAGGCATCCGAAGCAGTAAAGAAGCTGAATGCGGAGCATGCAGAAGCGATCAAAAAACTGAATGAGGCGCATGCCGAGGAAATGAAGAAATACGCAGGCTATGACGAGAAATTCACCGAACAGAATGCGAAAATTCACGCCCTCGAAACAACCGCCCTCAAAACAAGAATCGCAAATGAAAAAAAACTGCCTTTCGATGCAATTGAATTCCTACAGGGTGATGATGAAGAAGCCATCATGCAGAGCGCAGAAAAGTTATCAAAGCTGAGCGCGCCTGCCTTTTCTGGCATCACTCGCAACACAGAATCAAGCGGTGCGGATGCATCGCCGTGGCGCGATGTTGCCAAGTCACTGCCAACACACAAATAAGGAGATGAACAAATGGCAAATGTAATCACAAAGGGCACTAACCTGCCCACTCAGATTGTTGAAGAAATGTTCAACATGGTTCGCGGAGAATCTGCAATCGCTAAACTTTCTCCGAACAGACCGATTCCGTTTAACGGCATCACAGAAATGACTTTCAATCTCGACCACGAAGCATCTATCGTGGGTGAGAACGGCGCAAAGGTCAACGGCGGTGCGACCGTCACACCTGTTACAATCCGCCCGTATAAATTCGAATACGGCGTAAGAGTATCCGATGAATTCATGTATGGCACAGAGGAATACCGCATGGATGTTCTGCGCACATTCGCAGAAGGCGCGAGCCGTAAGTTCGCACGCGGTCTCGATATCGGCGCATTCCACGGCTTTAACCCGTTCACGGGCACTGCATCCACAGTTGTCGGTGACAATTCCCTCGACGGGAAGGTCACTAATTACGTTGTATATAACGCAAGCACACCGGACGCGAACATTGACAGTGCAATTGCGCAGATTGATGCCGTAGGCGCAGCAGCTAACGGTCTCGCACTCGATCCGACAATGCGCAATGCCCTCGCATCTCTGAAGGCGAATGGAGTTGCTCAGTATCCAGAATTCAAATTCGGCGCAACACCGGAAACACTCGGCGCACTGCGCGTCGCATCAAATCAGACTGTTGGCGTTGGTAACGTTGCTCATGCATACGTTGGCGATTTCACAGGCTTCAGATGGGGATATGCTAAGGAGATCCCTGTAGAAGTTATTGAATACGGCAATCCGGACAACGACGCAGAGGCGGGCGATCTGAAAGGACACAATCAGATTTATCTGAGAGCTGAGGCATACATCGGTTGGGGCGTTCTCGCACCGTCCTTCTTCAGCAAAATTCTGCTCACTGCCCCGGCAGGCGAATAATGACCGCCTACAGGCATAAAACACTTGGCGTTGTCATTGAGGTAAAAAGCGAAATTGGCGGAGAGTGGGAAAAAGTGCCCACTCTTTCGCCGTCTGAAGAGCAGACAGAAGAGAAGAAACCGAAGAAGACAACAACACGAAAAACAAAAAAATGAGGAGGGCAGACAATGACCTCTTATGCAACAATTAATGATGTTATCACACTGTTCCGACCGCTTACGACAGAGGAAATGGAAAGGACAGACGCGCTGTTGCCTATCATCTCGGATGAGTTAAGATACCGTGCTTCAATGGCGGGTCGCAATCTCGACGAGATGATCCAGGCAATGCCAACACTCTCCAGTGTAGCCAAAGAAGTGACGGTGACGGTGGTCTCGCGCATCCTTCGGCAGAACACAAACGGGGAGCCGATGACACAGGAATCACAGAGCGCGCTTGGCTATTCGTGGAGTGGCACATACGCCGTGCAGGGTGGAGGAATTGGTAACGCCATTTTGCCAAGCGATTTGAAGCGGTTAGGACTGAAGCGACAGCGCGTTGGAGTGATCGATTTTTATGATCCACGGGACGACCATAACCCTCTACAGTAAAACGCAGGTGGGTGTGAATCGATTCAACGAGCCGATTTATGAAGAGACGGCGGAGGATGTCAACAACGTGTTAGTTGCCCAGCCGACAGCACAGGAGCGCATTGACGAAATGACGCTGACAGGTCGCGCAATTGAATACGTGTTGGGGATTCCAAAAGGCGATGAGCATGACTGGGAGAATCAGATAGTTGAGTTTTTCGGTCATAAATTCAGAACGTTCGGAATACCGGAAATGGGCATCGAGGAAAACGTACCGTTGCAGTGGCATAAAAAGGTAAAGTGTGAGCGTTATGCGATTTAAGCTCAACCGTGAGGGCGTGCGTGAATTGCTGATGAGTGCGGAGATGCAAGCGGTCGTCAGTGATTACGCGAACGCCGTGCAGGGGCGTGCAGGCGATGGATTTACAGCCGATGTCAAAGTCGGCAAACGAAGATGCTATGCGAACATCGCGCCGAGCACATACGATGCATATGTCGAGAATAACGAGCACAACACACTGTTGAAGGCAATATCATGATTGAGGAAATTGTATTAAATTATCTCAATGAGGTGTTGGATGTGCAGGCATATATGCAAGAGCCTGCGCAGACCAATCCGCCTAGACAATCCTTCGTTGTCATTCAAAAAACAGGCAGTGGAATTGATAATAAAATCAAACGCGCCACGTTTGCGATTCAGTCATACGGCGACACGATATTAGAGGCGTGCGAGCTGAACGAAGCGGTCAAAGAGGCAATGGATAACATCATCACACTAAGCTATATATCTCGATGCAAATTGCAGACGGATTATGAGTATACAAAAATCACAACGAAATATCCGCGTTATCAAGCGGTATACGAAATAACATACTATTGAGGTGAAAAATGGCAAATAATGCACTCAATGTCACAACAGGAAAACCTAAGATCGGAGGCGCGATTTTCCGCGCACCGATTGGCACGGCACTGCCGACAGATGCAACAACGGCACTCAATGTAGCATTTGTCGGTATGGGTTATGTGTCGGAAGACGGCGTGACAAACTCCACTGACATGGAGATGGAAAACATCAAAGCGTGGGGCGGTGATACCGTGCTCAACGTGCTGACTTCCAAGGACGATACATGGGCATTTACGCTCATCGAAGCGATGAATCTGGAAGTGCTCAAAACGGTCTATGGTGCCGATAATGTTACAGGCACACTGGAAACAGGAATCACGATTAAGGCGAACGCAACGCCACAGGATGCATACGCGTATGTTATCGATATGATTTTCAATAATGACTGTCTGAAGCGCGTTGTCATTCCTTCCGCCAATGTCACGGAAGTTGGTGACATCACCTACGCAGATGGCGAGGCGGTCGGATATGAAACAACGCTGACATGCACACCGGATGCAGAAGGTAACACGCACTACGAATACATCAAAAAATCGTGAGGTAGGACATGCGAGGTACAACGGCGAGCGGTTTTGAATTTACCGTGAATAAAGAATCCCTTGACGACTGGGAAATGGTTGACCTGCTTTCTCAGATGGCGATTGACGGCAACACGTTAGCGTTACCAAAATTCGCTAAAACATTCCTCGGTGCGGAGCAGTGCAAAGCATTAGTGGAGCATTGCAAGACCGATGGAAAAGCACCTGTGGAGAAGGTCATGAATGAGGTTCTGGAAATCATCCAGTTGTTAGGTGATGACGGAAAAAACTAATCGCCCTCGCCCACGTTCTCAAAAAATACAAAACTGAAATGCTGTGCGATTTTGCGGAGTATTACAGAGTTATTGACTATAAAGCGCACTCACCCTTTGTCGTGGGTGCGCTTTTGCGTGGGTTAAGGGGCGAGAGTAGAACAATGATGGCACTGACAAACACAAAAGTGCCGTTCCCTGTTTTGTTACAAGTGGCGATTTTGGACAACTTGAATTGGTTGAGGTGGTCACGCACGAAGGCAAAAAAACCACCTAAACCATTGCTGACGGAATTGCTAAGCAACAGTGAGAAGCCGACAGGCTTTAACACTGGCGATGAATTTATGCGCAGGCGCGCCGAAATAATGAGAGGTAAATGATA